AGTGCCAGCGAACCTGACCCTGCGGCACACCTTTCTGATTGGGATTCCTGCGGCAGACGCTTTTCTTGTCCGTCTGTACTTCCTCAGTTGCTTCGCTGTCAGCTTCCGTGGTCTCGGTCTGCACCGGCTGCGAGGCCGAATTGGTTTTAGCCGTATCCTCGCTCCAGAACACCCAGCCGTTACAGGGATGTCCTGTTACCGAGCTGCCGGCGGCTGAGATGCTCTTGTAATCCTCTCCCATGACGCGGTAGACGAGTTTGCCGTCGTTCTCGACCACTTCGCAGGTGTACTCGACCTTGTGGTACTTGCCGGTCAGCACCATCCCGGGTTTGATCTCGCGATTGTTAATTGCCATTTGATACCTCCTACTTTTAAGTTACTCACATTCATCACTCACTCTGCAGAGGAAGTCAATAGATTTGCTCAGCAAATTGGAAGGATATTTTGAAAGGACGTAAACCTCGCCCCACCAAGATCAAGATACTTGAGGGCGAGAAGAATAAAAATAGAATAAACCGGCGTGAGCCAAAGCCTCACCCGGGCCGTCCCACCTGCCCTGACCATCTCAGCCAGGCCGCTAAAACCGAGTGGAAGCGCATCGTGCCCCAGCTTGAGGAGATGGGACTACTGACCAAGATCGACCGCACCGAGCTGGCCTTCTACTGTCAGGCCTATGCCAGGTGGAAGAAAGCCGAGGCTGTGCTCAATGACAAGGGCGAACTGTACAAGACGCAGAGCGGCAACGTGATCATCTCACCCATGCTCTGGGTGGCCAACAGGGCCATGGAGCAATGTCACAAGTTTCTAGTCGAGTTCGGCATGACGCCTGCCAGCCGTGGCAGGATCAGCGTTAGTAGGCCAGGTGAGGACGACGGCTGGAACAAACTGCTCGATTTTTGCAAAGAGACCACGAAGGCGCCATGAAACAAAACTTCAGTGAAGCACGAGCCAAACGGGCCGTCGAATTCATCCAGCGTTTGAGGCATACCAAAGGTCAGTGGGCCGGGCAGAACTTCATTCTGCAGGACTGGCAGCGCGAGAAGATCATCCGCCCGTTATTCGGCACCGTCAATCCCGATGGCTCCCGGCAATATAGAACCTGTTACGTTGAGCTGCCGCGCAAGAACGGCAAGACCACCGTCGCCTCGGCCATTGCTCTGTACTTGCTTTATGCTGATAGCGAGGCCGGCTGCGAAATCTACAGCGCCGCCAACGACCGGCCTCAGGCTGCCCTGGTTTTCAACGAGGCGGCGGCCATGGTACGCCAGGAGCCCAACCTGTTTAACATCTCCAAGATCGTGGACAGCCAGAAGCGCATCGTCTATCGCAGGTACAACTCCTTCTACAGCGCCATCTCGGCTGAGGCCTTCACCAAGTGGGGCATCAACGCCCACGGGATTATTTACGATGAATTGCACGCTGCGCCCGACCGCGATCTGTGGGATACCTTAACCACTTCGACCGGCTCACGGCGCCAGCCATTGACTCTGGTGATCACGACGGCAGGGTATGATCGCAATTCGATCTGCTGGGAGCAGCACAATTACGCCCTGAAGGTGCAGAACGGCATCATTGAGGATCCCACCTTCCTTCCGGTGATTTTTTCCGCCGCTGAGGATAGGGACTGGAAGGATGAGAGAGTTTGGGCGTTATGCAATCCGGCGCTGGGCACCTTTCGCAGCATCGACGAGATGCGTACCCTCTGCAACAAGGCGCAGCAGACGCCGGCCCTGGAGATGGCCTTCAGACGGTTGTATTTGAATCAGTGGGTGAATTCCGTAGAAAGGTGGCTGCCCATGGACGCCTGGGATGCCTGCAACGGCGCGGTCGATGTTGAGAAACTCAATGGCCGCACCTGTTACGCTGGGCTGGATTTGTCCGCCACCACCGACCTGACTGCCCTGGCACTGGTTTTTATCGATGATGACGGCTATCTTGACGTGCTGATGCACTTCTGGATACCAGGAGACACTGCTGTGGATAAAGAGAAACGGGACCGCGTGCCCTACCGCGTCTGGGCGCAAAGTGATCTGATCAATCTCACCCCCGGTAACGTCATCGATTACCAGTACATCCGCCACACTTTGCATGAGTTGAGAGAGAAATATGACATTGCTGAGATTGCCTTTGACCGCTGGGGAGCGACCAAGCTGTGCCAGGACTTAACCGACGACGGCTTCTTGATGGTCCCCTTTGGCCAGGGCTTCGCTTCCATGAGCGCCCCAACCAAAGAGCTGATGAACCTTGTGCTGAGCAAGAAGATCAGGCACGGCGGGCATCCTGTGCTGAGGTGGAACTGCGACAACCTGGTCGTGCGCATGGACCCGGCCGGTAACCTCAAGCCTGACAAGGAGAAATCGACCCAGAAGATAGACGGCATGGTGGCCCTGATCATGGCTATCGACCGGGCCAGTCGGCACAGCAATCTGATCGAGACGTCGATGTATGAAACGCAGGGACTCACAGTTATATGAAGATACCATTCTTAAAGAAGCTGCTCGGTAACTCAGCCGCCGGATCCTTAAACAGGGTGGATGACCCGCTCAACCTCTACTGGCGCAGGAGCAACACCGGCGCCAGTGTTACCGAAACCACAGCGCTTTCGGTTGTAACGGTTTACGCCTGCGTGCGCATCTTATCTGAAACGCTGGCTTCCCTGCCGTTGCATCTGTACAAGAGGCTGGAACGCGGCAAACACAGGGCCATTGAGCATCCTCTCTACCAGATATTGCACGACATACCCAATCCGGAGATGAACAGCTTTACCTTCCGCGAGACCTTGATGGCGCATCTGGTTACCTGGGGCAACGCCTATGCCGAGATTGAATGGGACAACTACACCAAGGTCAAGGCGCTCTGGCCATTACGGCCAGATAGGATGCAGGTCTGGCGGGAGAACGACCAGATTATTTACAAATATTACCTGCCCAATGCTGCAGGCATGGTAACCCTGCCTTCATACCGTGTCTGGCATATCCCTGGACTGGGCTTTGACGGGCTTGTTGGTTACCCTCCCATCACACTGGCCCGTGAAGCCATTGGTTTATCGCTGGCCACGGAGGAGTTCGGCGCCAGGTTCTTCGGCAACGGCGCGGCTCCGGGCGGTGTTCTTGAGCACCCGGCCAAACTCTCCAAGGAAGCACAGGAAAACCTGCGTAAATCTTGGAACGAGATGCACTCCGGCCTGTCCAACCAGCACCGGCTGGCCATCCTGGAAGAGGGCATGAAGTGGAGCAAGGTCGGCATACCGCCCGACGATGCTCAGTTCCTGGAGACCCGCAAGTTCCAGCGCAATGAGATAGCCTCATTCTTTCATATACCGCCCCACATGATCGGAGATCTTGACCGGGCCACCTTCTCCAACATCGAGGAGCAGGCTTTAGAGTTCGTGGTCTACACCATGCGCCCTTGGTTGGTGCGCTGGGAACAGTCGATCAACCAGAAGCTGCTCAATCCTGATGAAAGGGCGGATTATTTTGCTGAATTCCTGGTGGATGGACTGCTGAGGGGTAATATCCAGGCACGCTATCAGGCTTATGCTACGGGTCGTCAGTGGGGCTGGCTGTCGGCCAATGATATCAGGGAACTTGAAAATCAGAACCCGCTGCCAGGAGAGGAAGGCGATATTTATTTGAATCCCATGAATATGGTGCCGGCTTTGCAATTATTAAGAACAAACGAACAAAAGGAGTATAAGTGACCCCGCTAGGCTGAAATTGGATCAATTGATACGGAATCGAAACACACCACAAAAGTTGGCTCTCAGGTTCAATATGTTCGCTACCAAGTGCATTTTCTATTTTGTGGTGTAGTGACCAGCATATCATAACTAACGATTGTAGAAAGCACTACACTAGAACGCAAAATCCTCTACTAGAACTTCACATTTATTGACTGGTCATCTATAATGTTTTTGTTCGAAATAATAAAGGCAGCTGGAAAGGAAGAGGTTGTAATGCAGCACTGGTATCAGTGTCCTTATTGCGGTAACAATGTAGCCTATGGTCAGCCGGGATGTTCCCGTTGTGGCAATAAATTACAGTGGCAACAACCACAGCCACCACCACAACCAGTACAGCCTTTACACTATCAGTCAACACCACAGTACCAGCAGCAGTATCAAAAGCCAGACCAAGCTCCTCAACAATTCCAACAACAGCCTCCTCGGTTTCCGCAAGAACCCGAAAAACCAAAGTCAAACACAGGGAAAATTGTATTTGCCATTATTGCAGGTGGATTACTTCTATGTATAGGTTCTTGCGCCATTTGTATAAACTCCGGTTCGAAATCGTCCACGTCTAACCCATCTCAAACTCCAACTACGTCCAGTCCAAATGTTCCTAAGACTCCGACAACCCAGGCAATTCAAGTGAGTGCTGGCGCTTTATACAAAGCCTATGAAGCTAACCAAGTGGCAGCTGATGTGCAATACGAAGGTAAAATCCTGTTGGTCACTGGTGTCGTTAGTTCAATTGGTAAAGATATATTGAGCAACCCCTATGTTGTTATCGGCGATGGGGGAAAGTATTCACTAGTGGGAGTGCACTGTTCGTTTGACAAAGGAACTGAGTCAGAATTAGCCAAATTGTCCAAGGGGCAAACTGTGACAATACAAGGCAAACAGAGCGGTTATATTATGAATGTTATATTATCAGGATGTTCGCTCAAATAACTTCGCAGATAACCGTCATGATAAATATTCGACCGTAGTGAAGATATGCCAGAGGAAGTGGTCATGATAGACAGGGGATTTTAATGCAGAACTGGTATCAGTGTCCTTATTGTGGTAACAATGTAGCCTATGGTCAGCCGGGATGTTCCCGTTGTGGCAATAAATTACAGTGGCAACAACCACAGCCACCGCCTCCAACTTCACAGTATCAGTCACCACCACAGTATCAACAGCAGTTTCAGCAACCGCAGTATCAGCAACCATTCCAAGCTCCGCAACAACAGACATATCAAAATCATATAAAAACCAGAGGAAACAGTGGTCTTAAAATAGCTGCGTTAATATTAGGCATTATAGGTGGACTTGCCGGTTTTATGGGAGCAATCTTTGCATTAGTCGTTGGTGGGATAGGAAGCGCTTTAAAAGCCAGTGGCGCAGAAACTGTGGTGGGGTTGGGCTGGGCAGCTATTCCAATTTCGCTTGTTGGAATAATTGGAGGAGCGATGGCTATGGCAAAGTCTAAAATAGCAGGCGTCATTATGCTTCTGAGTGGAATAGCCGGATTCATTGCCATCTCAGGGGGTTATCTTTTGGGAGGTCCACTGTTAATAGTGGGAGGCGTCCTCGCACTAGTAGCCTCTAGAAAATGATCTGTGCTGCCTATTAACTGCTTTGTTATTCGTTCTTGTCAGACAATCGTTTTTAACATCTAGATACTGCTTCCTAAATGGCCAGATTAGGTCTATGCGTAATGCTCGCTCTTTAGGGTGACTTTCTTGCATTTTGTGCACCTCAAGATCTCAACTTCATCACCCTGAAGTATCATGCGGCTACTACCACAGGAAGGACATTTTGGGGTTGTCCCATCTTTGTAATCATCCTTGGGTTCCCAACGGCCACTCCATACCAGCGACGGTATGTCCTCGGGATGCATAAACTCCACTATTATGACTTCAGTGTTAGTGGCACAATCGGTGCATTACATATTTGCGCTAAGCCCGAATATATTGGCACTGTCAATATCAACCGGATGCATCAATTGGACAAAGTCACCTTTCTCATTGCGAGAGAATTCATTAGGGCCATCTGTATAAACAGTATGGCCGCAGACATCACATTTGTGTAAATAAAGGTCAGCCATATCTTATAAGCATACCACGAAGGCGCTCGATGTGAGCGCCTTTTCTATTGGAGGCCACCATGGAACATAAATCAATAAGAATCCAGTTTAAGGAAGGACAGGAAGGCAATTTCATCGCCCAGATCGCTACGCTCAATGTGATCGACAGCGACAACGACCTGACCAAAGCCGGCGCCTTCCCTGCTGGCAAAGAACTGCTCATCTCGGCCTATCAGCACGGCTCCTGGCAGGGTGCTCTCCCAGTGGGCAAGGCCGTGATCAGGGAGATCGGTGATGCTGTGATCGCGGAAGGGCAGTTTAACCTCAATTCCGCATCCGGCCGTGAGCACTACGAGGCGGTCAAGTTCACCGGCAGCCTGCAGGAATGGAGCTACGGCTTCTGGCCGGTCAGGTGGAACATGGAAGAAGTCGACGGCAAACAGGTGAGGATCCTGGAGTCCGTCGACCCTGTAGAGATATCACCCGTATTGAAGGGCGCCGGCGTAGGAACGGCGACCCTGGCCATCAAAGAAGACGACGGTGCTACCTTCGCTCAGCATTTCGAGACGGCGCTTGCTGCTGTCGCTGGAGTGGTTGAGCGCTCCAAATCGCTTGCCGATCTGAGGCGCAAGGAAGGCCGCACCTTATCCCAGGCTAACCGCAATCGGATTAAAGACCTGCAGTCTCAGTTAAATATCCTGTCTGCCGAACTGCAGACGCTCCTGGACGAGACTGATACCGCCAGCAAATCCGTGGTCGGCAGCCTGTACCTGGCATTTTCCAGGACATTACGCAATCTGAATTAAACGGAGGTCAACAATTGAACCTTAAAGAACTTAACGAGGCTATTGTAGCCAAATCCAAAGCCCTCCACGATATCTTCGAGGAGGCTGGTCCGGACATGGATATGTCCAAGGTCAAGAGTTTGAGCGGTGACACCGCCGCCAAGGTCGAGGCCATCAAGGCTATGAACGCCGAGCTTGACGACCTGGGCAAGAAACGAGACCAGGCAAACCAGCTTATCGAGAGCCGCAAACGCGCCGATGAGATGTCCAACGCACAGCCAATTCCCAAGGCCGATCCTTCACCTGCTGCCCGCAAATCCCTGGGCGAGATGGTGATGGAGAGCGCTGCTCTCAAGAACAAAGGCCAGACGTCCAGCCTGGATGTAGACCTCAAAACCCTTTTCGAGCGCACGGCTGGCTTCGCGCCTGAAAGCGTGCGCATCCCCAGGGTGGAGCAGTACGCTGTGCGGCCTCTGATGGTCGCTGACCTGCTGCCGGTGCTGCCTACCTCCCAGGCGGCCATCAAGTACATGGAGGAGACCACCTTCACCAACAACGCCGCTGAAACCGCTGAGGCTGGGACTTACGGCGAGGCAGCGCTGGCTTTCACCGAGCGCAGCGTGCCGGTCGAGAAGATCGCCGTCTGGCTGCCCGTCACCGATGAGCAGCTCGAGGACGTCCCTTCCATGGCCGCCTACATCAACAACCGCCTGGCCTACATGCTGGAAGCCAGGCTGGACTCACAGATACTCAACGGCAACGGAACACCGCCCAATCTGATGGGCACGCTCAACGTGAGCGGCATCCAGACCCAGGCCAAGGGCGCCGACCCGACGCCGGATGCCTTCTACAAGGCCTTCACCCTGCTTCGCACGGTTGGCTTTGCCGAGCCCGACGTCGTTTTCATGAACCCGGCCGACTGGCAGGACATCCGCCTGCTGAGGACTTCCGACGGCATCTACATCTTCGGCAGCCCGCTTGACCCGGGCATCGAAAGGATGTGGGGCATACGTGTCGTTCTGTCGATGGCTGTGGTGGCCAACACCGGCATCGTCGGCGCCTATGGACAGTATTCCGCGCTCTACATGCGGCGTGGGCTGGAGATCAAGGTCACCGACTCCCACGACACCTACTTCATCTCCGGCAAGCAGGCCATCAGGGCAGATATGCGCTGCGCAGTAGTGCACTTCCGGCCCAAGGCCTTCTGCAAGGTCACCGGCATCTAAGATCAAGGGGCGGGAGAGATTCCCGCCCCGAGTAATTCAGGAGGAAAAATATGCCCATCATACAAGGTGGAAAAGTAATTGAAGGCGCCACCAAGCGGCCCTGGATGAACGATGGTGTTCCTACCAATGGGACATCCGGCACTCTGGCAGGTGTTGCAGATCCCGGTGACCTGCTCATCGATTACACCAACGGCAATCTATATCAGAATACCAATACCAAGCTCTCGCCGACCTGGACAAAGTACACCACGGAGGCCGAGCCGACACAGCACCTCTGGACTAACAATGGCGCTCCCACGGACGGCACCGAGGGCACGCTGGCTGGATCAGCCGAGCCCGGTGATCTGCTGATCGACACGGCCAACAAGAAGGTCTATCAGAACACCAACACTAAGGCTTCTCCCACCTGGAACTCGGTGCGCGATGTCCTGGAGTCCGAGATAGGGACCGGCGCCGTCACCGAGACCAAGATCGGGGCTGCAGCTGTCTCCAAGGGCAAGCTGGCCGGCGGCTTCTTCAAGGTCAGCTTAATCTCGGGAGGCTCTGCGGGAGATCGCACCGTCACAGGTATAACCGCCTCAGACGAGCTGGTCTCGGTGCTGCGGCTTGTGGCAGACGGCCACCTGGACGACATGACCGACCTGACCAGTGAGTTCACGGCCGGGGCGGGCAAGATCAACAACGCCGACGGCACCGACACCACCGGCGACAAGCTACTGGTGATCTGGCTGGACATCACAGCATGAGCACCGATAAAGAACGGGAGCAGGCCCGCGAGAGGGTGCGGCGTTACCGGGAGAAGCACAAATCTCAGACCGTAACGCCCGTTACAGCTTCAAATGTAACGCCCGTAACGCCCAATAAGGCCGTCTGCAAGTGCAGGTACTACCGTTACAGCGACGGTCAGCTGGTCTGCTCCCAATGCGGCCGTCCGGCGCCGGTAAAAACGGTTGAGGACAAGCTCAAGCGGGGGATAAACATCAAATGATCATCAAATACAACAGCATCATCATCAATGGCAGGGACAGGTCCGGTCAGATTGAGGAAGTTCCAGATAACGTGGCCTTGCACCTGATCAAGCAGGGCTACGCTGAGCTAGCCCCATCAATTCAGACGCAGGATCCTGTTGAAGATAAGCCTAAAAAGAGGAACAGGCCATGGGCTTAAACCAGACGTCGGCGCCGGCCATCGAGCCGGTCAGCCTTGAGGAGATCAAGCTGCACCTGCGCCTGGACAGCGGTGTAACCGAGGACGCCCTGCTCTCATCACTTATCACGGCGGCTCGCCAGTATTGCGAGGGCTTCCAGCGAAGGGCTTATATCACGCAGACCTGGCAGATGTGGCTGGACAGGTTCCCGGTCATAGATAATATCTACCTCCCCTGGCCGCCGCTGCAGTCCGTGTCCTCGATCAAGTATTACGACACAGAGGATGTCGAGAGCACGCTGCACGACAGCAACTACTATGTGGATACCCATTCCCAGCCTGGCCGCCTCTCCCTCAACTACGGCAAGTCCTGGCCCACGACAGCCCTGCGGCCCACCAACGGCGTCTGCGTCACCTTCGTCTGCGGGTATGGGGACAGTGCCCAGGATGTGCCCGTTAAAGTCCTGTACGCGATGAAGCTGCTGGTCGGGCATTTCTACGAGAACAGGGAGGCCGTCTCAGCTTCACAGCTCTACCCGGCGCCCATGAGCGTGGATGCCCTGCTCTGGCAGGATCGGTGTTTCTAGATGAAAGCTGGACAGTTAAAACACCGCATCGTCATTGAGCAGCAGACCCAGACCAAGAATGCCATCGATGAGGTCATCTTAACCTGGAGTACCTTTTGCACGGTCTGGGCAGCCATCGAGCCTGCGACCGGACAGAGCTACTATGCGGCCAACCAGCTGGAATCCAAAGTCGATGGCAGGGTGAGAATTCGCTATCGCGCTGATCTTGAGCCCACCATGCGCATCAAGTTTGGCGACAGGATCCTCAACATTATATCTATCGTACACACGCAAGAGAACCATAGAGAATTGCATTTGATGTACTCGGAGGCCTTGGACTGATGGACACATTCACCGTCGAGATCGAGGGCAAGAAGGAGTTTGAGGCCACGCTGCGCAACCTGGTCAAGGCGCTGCCCAACGAGAAGGTTGAGCCTGTGATGATGGAGGGGGCGAAGGTGATCGCTGATACCGCCAGGTCCAAGGCGCCCAAGGGCCCGACCGGAAACCTTAAAAGGAGCGTCAAAGCCAAGTTCCTGCGGCAGATCGGCAATTACCCGCGCTCGGCGGCCGCCGCTGTGGACCGCAAGATAGCGCCGCATGCGCATTTAATTGAGTACGGCACCAGGCCGCGCGTTCAGAAGACAACGGGTAGACCGACCGGTACAGGCCCTGCAATACCTTTCTTCCGTCCGGCTGTCGATAGCAACGTGGCCCGCATCTACACGCAGATCAAGGACAAGCTTCTGGATATGATCATGGAAGCTGCACGAAAGTAATGTACGTTGAACACGCTCTCTTGAAACACCTGCTGGCGCAGACGGCCCTAGCCGCACTGATCGGGGAGAGGCTTTACTATGTCACCGCGCCGCAAGACGTCCAGACTCCTTACGTCGTGTTCTTCAAGGTCTCGGCGACAAGGGGGCGGACATTAACCGCCTCCTCCCATTTGGTTAACTCGCGCTTCCAGTTCTCCATCTTCTCACAGACCTATTACGCATCCAAACAGATCGCCGAGCAGATCCAGCTGGCACTGCAGGATAAGAGCAACGAGATCATCGGCGGAGCGGGTGGAGTGCGGGTCAGCATCCAGTATGACGGCGAGCAGGATCTATACGAGCCTGAGACCGGGCTCTACCACGTTCCCGTGGAATATTTAATAGAC